CGTCGAGTTTACGGAAGAAGTATTCCTTCCCATTATATTTATGTATCCACTGAAACGCAGCAACACGGTCAGAACCAACTACAAGAGTAGCATCATCATAACCGTCAGCTTGTATCTCTTTAAGGCACTCAATTACATCTTTTTTAGCACCTTTTATGTTCCTTGCAAATGCACGGAACATTTTCTTCATATACGAAACTTTATTTTCTGGGCGTAATGGGTTTTTACCTTTGCTATCGTGAGAGCGAGAGGTATAGATACGCCAATCACAACTACCAGCAGCATTTTTAACTCCAGCGATGTTTTCCTCGTGACCTATTGTAGGCGGTTGAAATCTACCAAAAGTAAAATAACAACATTTGTAAATATGTTCTACCGCCATTGCTTCTGTAAGGTGAAGTTATTGTAAGCAAACTCAATACGATTAACAAGTTTGATCATATTGCCATCCTGGTGGAGGACATAACCCTCGGGGGTAGTAACTTTATAACCGTTATCAGTCTGTACAAACGTCCTGAATTGTTCCAGGTGATCTAGTTTATCTATAATGAATTTCTTTGCCTGCTGCATCTCTTTATAAAGAGCAAGCATTGCTTGAAACTTACGCTCATTGACGTTGAGGTATTCTTCAGACTGATACACCAGCATACGCTTAGCAGTCAGGTTCTTCTCAGTCTTGATCTTACCGAGTTCTTTCTTCATCTTCTCGTGATAGAAGATGATCAGAGAATCCAGAGTATTACGAACATTAGTGATGACACGACCTTCGCGAATCTCATTATTAAAGAACTGCTTTAGATACGAAGCAACGTGAAATTTCTTATCACCTGTGGTTCCTGTATTCACCACCAGATTGTCAAGGAAATCTCCACAAAGCTCACACATCCTCTCGATTTTTTTGATGTGATCGTGGAACTTTTTGATCTCCTGATCGGTAAGGGTGACTTCGTTCACCGCAGTATCGTTAGAGATCACCAAACATTCACGAGTCTTGGTGAAGGTATTGATGGGAGCACCAGCACGTGCCTGCATCGTGGCGAAACTATCACCAGTGTAGTGGGTGTGGAATACTACACCGATCTTTGCTTGCTTTGCTGCTTTACCCATCTCGTGATCGACGGGAATAGCATAGGTAATAGTATTAGGACGGAACGTATACAGCTTCTCACCATCAATAGTCTCAGTATTAAGGGTGCTATCGGTGAGTAGCAGGTCACCCTGAATGGTACCCCTGATACCCACTTGCTTGAAATACTTCAGAGAGAACTTAAGTTTCTCAGCAAGGTCACCTTCATAGTACATATCAACATCATCGTCGCTGTAGCACGCCTTAGGAGTCTTGGCGAACACAGACTTAGTACCGACAAAGAACATACCGTTCTGAGGGTTGGTACCGCAGACCACAGAGGGAGCACCGTCCCACTTGGTTTGCATAAAACCACGAGACTCGGACTTCTTACCGAGCATCGCAAGCAACTCCTGCAGGAATGACACTGCTGCCATACATCCTGCAACGCCGTAGTTGAGCATCTCGTCTTCGATGTGCTCCAGGTGCTTGAGTTGCTTTACGTTTGACATCAGTCGTCTGAGAAAACTGTCTGGATTGGTTCGCCTTTCATCTTGTATGCTGACTGGAGTTTGTCAGGATAGACGCGATCGGGATCCTCAGTGGTACCCTTGTCTGACGTGTTGCGGATGTTGAAACTCAGGTCTAACTCTGGCGTTGTTACATTGATATTAACACGCTTAGCACCACCAGTCTCGCCACCGTATGCCACCTGTACGGTTGACACATTGGCAGCACGCTCCAGGAACTGCTCATCGATCTCAAGGTGCTTGATAGTACCTCGCATCAGGTGCACATAATGAAATCCATATCCGATCGATCCCTTTAGAAGTTCTTTAAGCAGACCACGATCATAGTTAGGAGCGTTATCTACAATGTGGAAATCTCTACCACCTGCTTGATACTTATTAAACGTTTCGCAAAGATTATTCTCATCTAATCCAAATGTTCGCATCAATGCGATACCTGCTGTGGTTTCAATCTTACCCGCTTTGATCTGAGCAACAGGAAAAACTTCTTTTTTTACACCCAGGTTAGACAGTGTTGTAGTGCCACTGGTTTTCAAACTTAAATGCACGGTGCGTTTCTTACCGTGACACATTAGATCCAGGTCAAGGTCAGTAACAGTAGCACCAATATCATATCCATTCGCTCTCGATGCAGTGCCAATCTCCCAGTGACCATTGACAATCTTCATAGGTCTCTTCTGGTCAAGAGAACCCATTTCTCTTACACCAATACCTTGACAGTCTTCTAAATTATAATGCTTTACTAAACCGTAGATAAAATCACGATACTTGTTTGTAGTAAGTTCATTAGTATCGATCCATTCTTGGAGACCTTGCTGCAATTCAAATTCAAATAGTTTACCACGGTTACCAGATCCACGGTTACCGCGAGAACCATCACCAAAATCTACATTGAGATCTTTGATCTTGAGTTGTCTTTTTATTTCTGCTTTGGTGAACTTAGCGGAGAGTGCTCTAGCAACCTTACACTTATTTCTTTGACCAGGATCGAAAGCAATAGGATTTCCGATAACCTGACCGTAAGATTCTACAAGATAAGTCCACAAACGTGTCGCTTCCACAGCAGACGTAGAGTTGAGGTTCCTCACCGCCTTACCAAGTTCTTCGTATGTAGACGGAATGACGTTGTATGCCATATAAAAAGACCCTCCGAGGTATTTATCGGAAGGTCTTTAGTCTATCACAGGTGTCCGTTTTCTTCCAACCACTTTCGGGTTAGAGGGGTCGGTTCGTAATCTGTCCACATAGTGCCACGAGCACAAGATTCAAGTGCTTTCTGTGTCATATTCTCGGTGCGTCCTGCCCAACCAGCTTCCGCTTCCCAGGGCACAGCGTGCTTAGGATATGTACGCTCCGCCATCACGCGCCAAATCGTAGGCACAGACTCTTCAGGCATAATGATAGCAATCATCTTGTTCTTGATAGAACCCGCCATACAATCTTGAGCAGCGTGCCAACCTTCGTGGCGAGTAACACTCATCAGGATGTGTGGACGACTGACGTGATCCTTGTTGAGATAAAAATGATTGCTAACAGTATGATAAACACCGCGATGTCCAGGGGGAAAATACTTGGGTGGTGCAAGATAAACATTCGTTCCGATCTTGCCGAAAGAGGTCATAATCTTATCGAACTCATCTTCGATAGGATCCCAGTTGGAACCAGGAAATGCCCGACGGAGATCACCAGTATCATAGATCCTCTGAACACCGTCAGTGCACTCCTGCAAGAGCATACAACCCATTGCATCCGCACTATGGTAACCCTTGGTGATCTTAGAATCATCAGCAAGGACTGGGACTGTTGCACCGTGAAGGGCACCTAACAGTGCTCCAGCAATGATTGCATCTCTCATTTTTGTTCTTCGTAATAAACGTCAAGTTTGGCATCGAGTTGTCCGATCACTTCACGGATTTTTTTGATGCGCAGCGGACAAGTTCTCTCATCCTTAGTGAAACCTTTTTCTTCTTGGATCAGTGCCTGCATAACAGACACTGCCATCTCAGGGGTAAGTTCAAGTTCGATCATCAGATGTCACCTTCCTTACGGTTTTCAGAATAGTACACATCGAAGGTGCCTTCAGGATAACGCGACAAGAGTTTAACCATATTCTGTGCGAGAATGTGGTCAAGGGACACATCGAGAGCGATACACGCTTGTGTGATGTACCACATCACATCACCCAGTTCCTTGATCATATGCAGTTTTGCATCAGCACTGAGATCCTTGCCTTGGAAGGCAACCTTCTTCACGATCTCGGTAAACTCACCGCCTTCAGCAGAGATACCAATAGCAGCAGTCAAGAGACGTGCGAGAGGAATACCTTGCTCGTCAAGATCGTTGATGCGGCGAATAAATTCTGAGTTCTTCTGCGAAGGATACGAAGTTACTTCGTTAACAAAAGAAGCGTACTTAGTAAAGTCAACTTTACGTTCTTCAGCGGGGACGGTAATCATACAATAAAGTCAGCGAATTTAGATTGAGATTCTTTAGAGAAATCGGGTTGGAAGTTTAACTCCTTAGCAGTGGACTCGGAGTCCTGTTCTTGCAACACATCATACAGCTTCATTTTGGATCTGTCAATACCGATGGTGAAGCGTCTGTGCATTGTGAGGTCATTGTATCTGTTCTTGAGCTGCTTGACCATAATTTGATTCTGCGCTTCAAGTTCTTCAGTACTAATAAGAGCAAACATAAAATCTGCAGTAGCGGGTAGACCAAAAGACTCAGAAGTGTCGGTAAGATCAACGTCGCTATTCCCAAAACCAGCACGAGTAGTCTGAGTAGCAGAGACAATTGGTACATCAAACTCAACAGCGAGACCACGAAGTTCCT